TCCGAAGAACAAGAATGCGAGCAGGTTTAGTCGTCTGGCAGGTGTCATGCGAAATGGCAACGAGCAGAAGTTGTTGGCCATCAATGTTGGTGCGGTAAATTGGGAGGCTTACAAGGACGACATAGATTCGCAGAATCTGCCGCAGGAGTTCTCGATAGAGAGTATCATCAGTTACGATCCGAATAACGATCCCGATAATCTGATTGGTGACAGGTGGCTCCGCCGCGGATCATCCCTTCTTTTTGTTGGTCAGAGCGGCTGCGGCAAGAGTTCAATGGTCATCTATCAGGGATTGAAGTGGGCAGCAGGCGAAGGTTGGTTTGGGGTGAAGCCGGTACGCCCATTGAAGGTCGCCTACATCCAAGCTGAGAACGATATCGCCGATCAGTATGATTCGCTGAAAGGTGCTGCCAAGATGGTGTATGGTGAGTACGGGTGGGAAGCGGGATTAAGATCGTCGAACGTCTTGTTCTTTCGAGAGACGATAAGGACTGGAATCGACTTTGCGGTGATGCTTAGGAAGCTCGTTCGCAAGACCAAAGTGGACATCGTCTACGTCGATCCGCTGCTATCGTATATCGGCGGTAATCCCTCGGACATCGAGGTGTGCGCTAATTTTACTCGTCACTTGCTCCAGCCCATAATGATGGAGACAGGGGTGGTGATAATTCTGGTTCATCACTTTCCTAAGCCCAAAGGGAACGATAACAAGGTGGAGAGCGTGGCAGACATGGCCTACTCAGGGTTCGGATCGTCCGATCTAACGAATTGGGCGAGAGAGGTGATGGTGATGAAGGAGGTTGGGTTTAACCAGCCTCGACAATTCATGCTCGGAATGGCCAAGCGAGGAGATAGATCCGGTATGACGGATAAAAACGGGAAGCCGACTGGAGCGATAATGATCCAGCGTGGTGTTGGAACTATCTCATGGGATTACGCACCTGATGCACCGTTTGTGGTGGATAAGGCTCCGGCGAGTAAGAAGCCGTGGAATGGGAGACCTAGGCGTGGAAACTAAAGTATTATCAATATGCGTGTCTTAGTTGCCTGTGAATATAGCGGAACTGTGCGCGATGCATTCCGCGCTAAGGGCCATGACGCATGGTCTTGCGATCTATTGCCGACTGAAACTCCCGGCAACCATTATCAATGCGACGTGCGCGAGTTGCTGACTCAACCGTATGACATTGTCATTGCTTTTCCTCCATGCACATACCTTTGTTCGTCGGGGATGCACTGGACTGTGCGCGGGCTGCGCGACCCGAAGTTGACAGAAGATGCATTAGACTTTGTGCGGCTGTTGATGGGCGCAAACACACCTCACATTGCGCTCGAAAATCCTGTCGGCAAAATCTCAACAAGAATTAGGAAGCCTGACCAAATAATCCATCCGCATGAGTTTGGGCATCTAGAAAGCAAAACCACTTGCCTCTGGCTAAAGAACCTGCCACCCCTCAAACCTACAAACGTATGTCAAAAGCCATTAAGCGGGCGATGGGAAAACCAGACACCAAGCGGACAAAACAAACTTCCACCGTCCAAAGACAGGTGGAAGGAACGAAGCAAGACATATCAGGGTATCGCAGAAGCAATGGCGAATCAGTGGAGCGAATTCGTATTGTCTTCGCCTCTGATTGCAAACCATGTCCCGATTGCGGAGAACCTTTTTGCGTGGTCTGCCAAGAACACTACTCAGATTGCGAATGTGTAGGACCAAGCAATGCTGAAGATGAAGGATGGAAAATTGTTGAAGAAAACGGGGTAACGTATGGTATACGCCCTATTTCAACCTAGGCGTAGCTAGAGGACTTATCACCGGCGGCGCGGCGGCGGCGGCCCTTTGATGCGAGGGATTGGGATTTTGATTTACCGGTCTTTTTGCTACCGAGGTAGGATGCGAGAGCAGCAGGATCTTTGGCCTGCTTGCTAGGACCGTCACCGCCCATTTTCATGTTATACATAAAATTACCAAGCTTTGCACGAGTGATACCTCGGCGTGGTTTTATCGGTTGCCGTGTCGCAGTTATGCCGCGCACGGAAATTCTTACGGCGTCCTGGATCACTCTTCTTGATCGTCATGTTAGGATCGCCGAATCGGACGATGACAACCTTGCCGGCAGGATTCTTGACGTAGACAGCACTCTTCTTGCGCTCGCCCGGTGTGTAGAACGGATTGTTCAACGTCACCTTCTTACCCTTGTAAAGGTTACCTTTCTTGGAGAGGGAGGTTTTCATTAGTCGCGACGGCGAGTTTGGCGTTGTGTTTCTTGAAGTTGCTTTTCTTCAGACTTAAAATCATCCGCAATTTGCCATTTATCGTAAGCCAACTTCATTAACCTCGGTATGTAATTTTCATATTTTTTGATCTGTTCAGAAGTTAGTTGGTCTATTGGAGTTGAAGCCGCTTTAATGTAGTCTGGATTACTTAAAGCTTTCTTAATAGCGGAAGCCTTAACTGTAGCTGCTGTGTCAAAAATCTGTCTTCTAGCAGCCCAAGCTCCAACTCCGGCTGCGGCTCCTGTTAGGGAACCATAAGAACGGGAAACCGCATAAGCCATAACAGAAGATAAGCTTAACCATATTGAGTCTGCAATTTTATTATCAGGTTCAAAAGTTTCCAGTTGTTTTGCGATTGTATTTAACTGATCTACACCTTTTTGACCTAGCAATAATTGAGCAGTTTCATAAAAATCATTACCTTTAGTATTTTCAGAAATAAGTGTTCTTAATTTTTTTGTATCTATCTTTTTTCCATCAGTAACTTCTTGCAGTAATTTTGAAGTAAACAAGGCTTTTACATCCTCTTGAAGTTCAGGTGTCATTGTATTCATAATTCTTCTACCATCTAATTTGTTCACGCTCATAATGTGATCAACCATCAAACTAGGAGTGAACTCAGAGCCTTCAAACTTTCCACCACCTTTAATTTCTTCTTTTATTCTTTTAGAAAAATCAACCGCTTCACTATTTTTAAACTCTAAATACTTACTTAAGTTATTAAATAATTCTGGAGTATCGCCAGAATTGCGTTGAATAAAATCAATTTCGTTATCCTTAAACAAATAACTACCCTTTCCTTCTGATATAGAAGTTTTTAATCTTTCTATTTCCTTAAGGATTACGCCTTCATCTGGTGTTTTTTTAAGTTTAAGCTCTATTTCATCTTGTGTTTTTTTTAACTTTTCATTGTAATTAACTATGTCTTGTTTAATTACGTCTTGTTTTGCTTTACTGCCTACTATTTTATTTTCAACGTCTTGCGTTAAGGCTTTAAACGCAATGTTACTATCGGAGATTTTTTTATTTAAATCAACGATAGTGGTTATTTCAGACTCATACTTTTGTGCAACTAATTGGTATGATTTTAAATTAACATAAGGAAAAAATTTATTAACTATCTCCCTAGATAAAGTTGGGTCATTAACTTTAATTCTAGAGCTTAAAAGTTGCTCTACAAATTCAGTCGGATTTTTACTTTTGTCTATTAAGTAATTGTAAATGTAATTTGATATGTCGGATTTACCTTTAAACCAACTATCCCCTAATGCATTCTCTAACTCTTTTAAATAAGTAGTTCCTGTTGGACCAGTAATCTTAGTAATTGTTTCTGGAACTCCTCCAGCCCACCCTTGGTCTCTAATAAGTTTTTGGATGTCTTTTGGTTGAAACCTCTTAATTCCTTTAGCAAATGAAGCGTTTTGCGTTTTAAAAGCAGCAAATATATCTGGATATTCTTCTAATGCTTCATCTATAAGATCATTTTGCTTTTTTAATTGCTCATATTGAGGGAAAGTACCTTGCTGAATTGTGCTTTCAAAATTAAACCCAGCAAGAATATCTGTGCGTTTTTGTTTAATCTGATCAAATGTGAAAGTTTCTGTCTCTACAACATCAGTAGGTTTATTAGTAACTTTATCTTTCACAAAAACGGGGTTTCCGTCTGGATCAACTTTATCAATCGTAACACTTATATTAGCCCACTTATTCTTTAAATCGCCGTACTTTTTGTTTTGGATTTTTTTAAATTTTTCATACTCTTGGTTAATCAGTTCTTTAATTCTGAGTCCAGTTTTATATTCGCTTTTATTTTCTCTAGATTTAAAACCAAGATTCTTTTGTTCATATTTAAGTTTCCTAGTTTCAGCATTAAATATTTCATCATTCAATTTCTTTAACTCATCCGTGTTGTCTGAAGATAAACCAGCTTTCTTAGATTCAAGATCGGCTATTATTTTATCTTCATTTAGGATATCAGTAGATTTTCTTCCTTCAAACTCTCTTGCTTTATCAATTAAATCTTTTATTTCTGGGTCATTTTTTAATCTATTGTCTATGCTATCTTGTAAAGAATTATAAGTAGTATCAAGATCTCTTACTATTGATTCTATTAATAATTTACCTTCTGCATCTACGTTTTTAACGGTTTTTGATAATGCATCTGCAATTTCTCCAGCTAAATCACCAGTTTCTAATCCTGTTCTTTTCCCAGTAATTACTGAGTCAATAATAAATCCTCGAAGCCTTTCTTTAAATTGATTAATTTTTTCTGGTGTAGTATGAATCTCTGGACTGTAAAGCATTCTTGCGAGTTCGTCAGCGTATTTAGGATCAATCCCTGAAGTTAATTTAAAATCATCAGTGAATTTTTTGCTTCTAGCTTTAAGTGTTTGCTGTACAAAAGGTCGATTAAGTTCGCCAATAAAATTGTTAAATGATGCATCGTCACCAGCAAAATTTCTATATGCTGCTCCTGCTCCTTTAAACAGACCACCTAAAAGTGGATTAACAAGGCCGCCTCCTACAGTTCTTTCTAAAACGCTTTGCTGATTTTGTGCGTCTGAAAGCGAGTTTTCGATACTTGCTTGCACTCCAGATTCTGTCGCTCCTTTTAAACCTGACTTAAGGAATGTTTTAAATTTAGAGCCAGAAATTTCCTCGTTAAAAATATTTAATGCGGATTCGATTCCTTTTCTAACTGGATTTGCAGAACCAGAACTAATTCTTCCATATGAAGGAACGTTGGCTGCTGAACCTAATATGTTTCCATAATTTAATTTACCGTCTTGCAACATTTCTGCGCCTGCTTCGCTTGCTACGTTAGCTGCTTCTAATGACGCATAGGTAGCGAGTGGTCCCAATCCTAATCCGGCTGTTACTGCTCCAACAATTGGTACGGTCCCATATCGAACTGCTGTGCCTGCGTACTGAGACTCTCTTTGACTTCTTTCTTTGGATAA